TTGATTTGGATTCACCATTTCGGGCCATGCGCAACCGAAGGAATGGCTGATTTGATAAGCCCGATACAACCAGGGGTTTTCCAACAGACCGCTTACAATGCTGTTTGTCCTATTAACGGCGTATAACAGATACGAAGATGGATGTTGTCCATCTCTGAGATCCGTATACCCCACCAATGCCAGCATATTTGCAAAGAGGTGTGCGCTCGTTGGGGTTTCGGTTGTCTCTGCGGTATGCGTTTTAATGCCGTTTCTGTTAATGAGATAAACTTGCTGCGGACTGTCGTTTTGCGGATAACCAGATATCCCCATTTCATCGATAGCACTATGCAGGAAGTAGCCGCGTGGTACTTCCTGCATGGGGCAGCCGTGTGTTTCCCATTCAAAAAAGACGGAATATAGCAAACTGGCGCAGGGAGATTCCTGGCGGGGGTAGCTATACGGTATTTGATCCTCTATGGGAATACACAGCAAATTTTCACGAGGGGCATCAATTTGTGCCTGACCATATACTTCACTCTCAAAGATCCTGAGGAAATAATCACGGGGAGTATCCCGCTTGGGACGGTTCCACATCATTCTCTCAGGAATGGGTACGATCAACAGATTATCACGGGGGATGTCTGCCTGCGGCTGTCCGTACATTTTCCGTTCCGGTATAGAGACATACAGCAGATTGCTGCGAGGATCATCCAGTTCTGGATATCCACACATTTTCCGTTCCGGTACGGGTACGAGCAGCAGATTTTCACGAGGTGCATCCAGCCGTGGGCATCCACCCATTTTTCGCTCCATAATAAGGGCGTGTAGCCAATTACTGCGGGGAGCATCTATTCTTGGCTGGGATCTCCGTGCCCTATTTGCAATGGTTGCAAGCAGTAGATGATCCAGCGGATTGTCAGTCTGGGGGCAGCAATATATACCGCAAAGACCTTCTAACGTGTAGTGCAGAATATCTCTGGGTAAATCAATGTGGGGGTGGCTGTTCAGTATTTCTTTCGCTGTAAGTGATGCCAATGAATCCTTCGGTATATCCAGATTGCTCCCGGCATGACCGAAGATGTGGTGTATGGATCTTAACCATGTATGCTCTGGCTGATCCACTTTACCGTTACATAATCCCAGGTGTTTCAGCAGTCCCAACGTCAGCAGGACTATCGGGGCTTCCACATCAGCACCGGCGTTCCCGTCATTCGTTGCCCATGCCAGCAACCTGTTTTCTCGTGGGGTTTCTAGCACAATATTCGTGACGGACAATAACAACTGATAGGCGAACAGATAAGCATTCGATGCTCCATAGAGTCGTACAGCCGCATGATTAACTGCTGCATCCTGAAGGTACAGGAGTACATTCGTAGGATTTTGCAGGAATCCCGCAGCCACACCGGGAGACGGGTTCCGCGCAAACAAAAGCAACGCTGTAGGGCCCATCAACGCCACATTAGCATGACGAACCGTATTATTCACATCAAGCAAGAATACATTCGCAGGGTGCATATGCCTGATATTCGCTGTGTTGATTAAGCCGTCAGTCCCCAAAAGCCATAAATTGTTCGGGAGTGTAACTACCGTATTGGAGGTGAAGATCTGACCGGAATACAGGTGAAGCAGTACCGATGTCGGAGGAACTGATATGAGCCGCCCTGAGAGCAGGAACTTAAAAGCATCCCACAGAAGAACGTCCCTAACGGCATCAGCAAATGCCCTGCCTATTACCCCGACACTAAATTCCGTATGCATCCGCAGCCGGGTAATGACCGCCTGATAAATTTCCACTAAAGCTGCTGTTCTGGAAATCGGAGTGCAGGAAGTCTGTACCCGTCTTTTTCCGCATACATCCAGCTGGTGCTTGCTGTGAGACAGCTGAAGCACATCTACGGGGCGGAACAATCCGCTCTCTACAACGGCACTACTGCGGCTGCTTGTGGCAACCTGCGCCATTGTGTGGAGCGGTAGAACTTGATCCGCTATTACCTTTTCAGTCGCAAGCGATATATTCTCAGCAGACAGATACAGATACTCAGGCAGAACAATAGTCGCCTGAGTATTTGATTTGGTGAGTATTTCCGTTACAAGATTGTATACCCGGGCATGATTGACTCTGCCGGTAACACTGCGCAGCGTTTTGGAATTAACGTACTTTGTTATTCCTGCAGCATTCAGCTTTTCCATGCTGGCAGCATGAGTGCTGCATATTAAGGAAGGATACGGTTCAAAGACTATGGCATTCCACATATCCAAGCTGGGTAGACTGATATTGGTATGAATGGTATACTCACGCCGGATACGGGCACCTGGTAGAGAACGTGCGCCTTTATGATAGATGGAGGTTCCTGCATTGATACTCGCTGCCGCATCTTTTGTGGGGACTGTACCTCGCATTAGGCCCAGCATCAGATTGACTCGGCGTACCAGCTCCAAAATATATGAAGCGTATACCTTGTCGCCGTATTTCATTTTGGTAATAGCACCGTCTTCATCGTAGGTGATCGTCGTTCCCTTGAATCGTTTTCTACCGATATATCCGGGAAAATTCTCATCCATAGCCCATGCCCAGCTGGCAGGGGCACCAATATCAACGTTATTGCAAACGGTATTGAAGTCTGCGGCGGTAAGCTGTCCATAAGGCCGTAGGATCTTAGAATCATCGACTGTGTAGGGTTCCCATTCATCAGTGCGTCGAGGGTCATACCAGTCGATCCCGGCAATGCCCAACGCATCGTTGATTGCATCGACAATGGCATTCCATGTTTCTTTAGAAAAATACTCAGTGGGCGTACCGGAAACAAGGGCGGCTCTGGACTCAGGCCAATCTTCCCATGAAAATAGAGGATAATCCTCTGGCAGTATCGGAATTTCGGTTAGACCGGGGCTCTCCTCAACTTCTTCGTCAGGAATCGCTGACATTGCCATGCAATCACCTCCTGTTATGCAAATACTGCTGAGAATGAGTCAAACAGGGCGGTATCCACAACGTTGTATGTTCGGCCCTCCTGTGTGTTGATAAAGAATCCGACGGCACCCTTGAGTCCGACGAAGCTGCCCGTAGACAGGCGTGGAGCCGAGTTGCCGATATAGATACCGTTTGCAAACTGCTTTACAAGGCCCAGTCTGGACGAATCTTCGCTATCGTCGTTGCCCATCAGCATATAGGGATAGTCATAACCCTCGGAGTCTTCACTGAAGCCGATCCGGGCAATAGGTTTGAAATCTCCGTATTCGCCCTCCTGGGCATACAGGACAAATGTATCACCTTCAACAGTGATATAGGATTTTCCGTCGCTGGACATAAACTGGCCCGTGCCACGCATACTGAACGTATTGTTGATAAGGTCCAGAATGAACGATTCTCCATCTTCAGACTGAAGGATACCAGCTTTAATCAGATCCGCATTCAGAGTACCGGATTTAAGCAGGTCAGCATTCAGAATGCCGCTGTTGATATAGCTGGCATTGATGTAGATTTGCCCGTCCGGGCCAATAAGCAAGCCCTGCACAGTTCCATTGTTGGTCAGCTTATTAAAGATGTCTTCCTGCGTCTGATTCTTTAGCAGCGCATCAGCATAATCTTTCGTCTCATTTGGAGATGTAGACGAGTTGTTGATATTCGTTGCACTGTCTCTTCTGGCAGACCCTGTTGATTCTAGTGTATCCCGCTGCCCGCGCTGCGTCCTCGTCATAACGCAAGTATCAAAGGTTTTACCGTTGATATCAACAATGTGGACGATGTGCCCGGGCCTTATATCCAGAGATGCCATGAGCACTACCTTACAGGGCGTATAGGTGGTGCTGGATATTTCCGCTTTGATCGTAGCCAGTCTGGCTTTAAGATCGTCCCCGACTACCGTAATGAGGGGGTTGCAAGAGATGATATATGAGTTGGTGCCAGCATTCATTTGCGGCCACGGGAGGCCGTATTCATTTTCAGCAAGCCGTACTTGCACCGCATCGATCTTTGCAACCTGATAATCCTCGTACTTTAGACTGAAGTAGTGTCGCTCTCCGCTGGGCGTTAGAGTGATCCCGGAATCCTCATACCATGCAAATTCGATCTTTCCGTCCGGTGTAGCTCTACAGAAACGTGCGGCGATTTGCCCGATCCAGCTCATAAGTTCACGGCCTGTCAATGTTCTGGGTGCAAATTCATTCACCAGAAAATCACCGTTAGGAATCTCGGTGTTTACCAATGAGAGCTTGCACTCTTCACAAACCATCTGCGCAAAGGTAAGCAGTGAATACGGCCAGCCGGTTAGGGATTGCACCCATTCCGTCAAATCAGTATCCAAACGAGAAATGCGGTCATAGGCAATAAACTTGTATGTGTTCCAGCTGGGACGTTCAGGAGCCTCCATTCGGAATATACCGGCCTGTGTTCTGTTGCCGCTACCATCCACCTTGTAGAGGGTGATTTCATTTCCTACTGCAATGTTTAGATTGCCGCCGGGGGTAAACAGCTTGACTTCCAAAGCTGCACAGCAGACGGAACCCAAGGTGAGTTCCGTACCGCTGTTTACACTATCAGTAAGCGTGGTAGTCTGAATCGCGTTTACGGAGTTAGGGCCAGAGAATATTTCCGTGCCGTCTGGCAGCACAATCAGATTTCTCAGCATTGTCCTTCCTCCTAATTCTCAATAATTACCAGCTTATAGTTTTTCCAGATACCAGTGACCGCATTTGCCCATGTGATGGGGTAGCTGGATCGATATGCCTGACAGGTTACTTGCTTGGAAGAGTCGATTCGGTCAGGATGTTCAAAGGAAAAATCCTCTGCATCCGGGAACAGACTTTCCATATATTGTTTTTCTGCTTCTGTGATTTCACTGTAGCAGATAGTCCATTTACCAACCTTATACCGGATTACAATGCGGTGCATAACACCACCTTCGTCTCTGCCGGAATCGCTCGAATCGAGATCCGAGAACAGCATTTCGATATCAGCATCAGGGGTGAAAATGGGCTTGCCGTTTACTTTGAATTTATCCCATAACTGTCTCATGCGTTCACACCTCGAATCACGTTCATTTTACGAACATACCTCTGATTGGCTTCTCCAATAGTGGTATCTCCGATTTCAATTTCATCGATTGCCTGCAGAATTGCGTCCAGCTTGTCCAGGATTGCCTCATAGGATGCAACGTCAGCACCCAGCAGATCTGCGATTGCAGCAACGATGGATTCGTTACCGGTTCCGCCGGGGGCGCTTTCTTTGATCATGGTTGCTGCAGCATTGTACGGTACCACAGAACCAGAAGCAAGCTTAGGCACGGAAAACGTTGCGCTCTCGGCGATTGCCTGCATACGATCCATGAGAGCAGTGAAGCTGTTAGCAATTTTATCCGAGAAGGAAGTAAGCGCCTGATCGACCTTTGTATTGGTCAATATCCCATCAATGGAATACTCATTAGCCTTAAATTCTTCCGAAATTGCATCCGCGATACCAATTACACTGTCAAGCACGGAAGATTCAGAAGCCTCAATACCTTCGCCGACGCCCAGACCGATGTTTTTACCAACACCATCACGGAATAGCCTGGACGGAGAATGAATGCCCAAGGCTCTGCAAGCGGCACTGTAGAGGCTGTTTACGATTTTGCATACAAGGTCAATCAGCCAAGACCAACCAGCACTTAAACCATTGGCGATACCCGAACAAATATCGGAACCGATACCGTACCAATCTTGGCTCTTTAGTGTGCTCATTGCATTTTGCATATTATTGACTATGCTATCACGTGCAACTCGGAAGCCGTTTGCTAATGTACTTTTCACAGAATCCGTCTTAGAATCAATCGTGCCGTCAACTTCAGCACCCCAGGAGGCGATATCCGATTCTGTTTCAGAGGTCCAGGAAGCAATCTCCGTTTTCGTGGTATCTGCCCACTCAGAGACGGTATTTTCTGTACTTTCGGTACATTCCTCGATATCTGCCTCTACACTGGATGTAGCATCATCGACTGCCGCCTTTGTTTCTTCAGATACTTCGGTGATGATTTCCTCCGTGGATTCGGCACACTGTTCAATGCTTTTTTCGGATTCAGTCGTCGCATTTTTGATTTTTGACTTTATGTTTTCAGCCCATTCAGATACTTTACCTTTCGTTTCCTCTACCCATCCCGTGATACCCTCCTTTGTTTCATTGATCCAGGAGGTAATGCTCTCCTTGACGTTGCTAGACCATTCCTGTACGACGGTCAGCAACTCGTTAAAGGCAGTCGTGATCCACTCTTTCAGACCCGTCCAAGCTTCTTGCAATCCAAGAAGCAGTCCTTCTACAATGAATCTACCTTGCTCCTGCATAACGGTAGACGGGGAGTTAATTCCGAACGCGGCTTTGAAACCTTCGATAAACGGATTAAAAATATGCTCTACGATCCAGTTGCCTATATTGCAGATTGCGTCCCAAATGCCCTGTAGCAGCCCTTCAACGGTAAATTGGCCGTCTTCGTAAGCAACATCATGCCACCATTCAACGACGGAGTTCCACGCTTCCTCAATTAGCCCCCTGAGAAAGCCAGCTATACCGCCTAACGCTGCACCAATTCCCCGAGAAAGGGCAGAAAAAACGCCGGAATAATCGATGTTCGCAATGAATACTGCGATATCGTTACCCAGCTTTTGCCAGTTTACATTTTCGATTGCGGTACTCAGACCATTAAGAACACCAATTATGCCGTCAGACAGTGTTTTTGCTGCCTGAATCCAGTCTATAGCATTCCACAGTCCCATAAAGGCATCACTCAACGCCCTACCCAGTGCGGCCCAGTCGAGTGTCGCAAAGAGGCCTCCTAGACCTTCAATGAGTGCAATGAATTTCCAACCGAGGACAACGCCAAGATTTTCCCAGTCAACACCATAAATAATATTATTTATTAGCTTTCCAAGGTTTGAACCCAGCTTGAACCAGTCAAACTTTTTGATAGCTGTTGCCAGAAATTCTAGAGCACCGTTGAGGTAATATCCGATCTTGCTTCCGATACCTTCCCAATCAACACTATCGACCATACTGTTGAGCTGATCTGCCAGAATTGTTGCGGCTTCGCTCCAATTTCCGGCTTTGAGTTGCTCTACGATCTGTTCGACCCAGTTAGGCAGTGTGACTTCCGGCATTACACCTTGGATGTCAGATGCGCCACCAGAACCGCCATCATCGGTGTTGTTATCACCCAATCTTTCCAGTTCATCAAAGGATGCTAGGTGTCGTTGCAATTTTTTTACTTGGCTTGCAGCTGCGCCACCGGCACTGTTGATTGCATTGGATGTGCTCTTTCCGACGAATCCCAGTAGATTAAGGAACTTCGTAAGGTATGCAATCGCAGTGGATACTAGAGTAATAACACGGTTAATAATTGGTCCGAGAATATTGCCGAGACTGGACCAACAGGCATTTAGATTTGCTGTAAGTTGCTCATTTTCTGCCATGTATGCGCTAACTGCTTTTCGCAGCAAAGCATACACACCTCTTGCGCCCAGTAAGCTCAGTGTGAACTGTTTAGCGTTGGAAATTAGGCGGCCGAATTGTTTGTCTGCGGATTTGGTGCCCGTTACGAGCTTTGCCATCCCCTTAACCGCAGATTTAATACTAGAAACCAAACGATTTCCAACTGCTTTCGCCATTTTGCTAATCCATGAATACGCGGATTTTGCTACATTTCCGATACCGGACACGGCTCTACTTGCAGCAGATGCATCGGACTGCATTTGAGATAGCTGTGCAGATGCTTGTGCAAGGGTGGAAGAAAGCTGCTGATACTGAGCGGTATCAGATCCTAGTGTGTATGCGTGTCCACCGCCGCGCAACACAGACATTTCACTATTTGCGCGTTCCAGTTTACGAATAGTTTCATCAATCTCATATTGTAGATTCTGCCACTGCTTCGTATTCTCTTTGACTCCCATAGCTGACATTTTATCTTGCCGGTTAATAAGCTGGATAAGTTTACCTTCCAGTTTATTAACTGTGCTTTCTAATGTTTTATACCGGTCTGTAGGAATTTTTGCTTGACCTAAAGCTTCCAGTTTTGTTTTTATATCAGCTATTTTTTGTTCCAGCTCAGATGCCTTAGAATGAAAAGAGGCCATGGCGCTTTCATTGCCGCCCATGGCCCGTTGGAATGTATTCTCTAAGCGGGATACACTGTTACTTACAGAATCAACCTGACGCTGCAGGCTGGATGTCCCTGTTGCTGTACCGCTAAAATTAGCGGTAGGTGTAGCTGTCGCGTTTCTTGTCTGCAAAGCGGCAATGTGGCTTTCCAATTCCTCCACTTTAGATTCCAGAGATGCGATTTTCTCCTCGGCTGCGTTGGTATTAAAATCGATATCAGCAGGATCAGAGAAAGCACCGTTAAGCTCAGACTGCATCTGAGCAATAACATTTTCTAAGTCTCGGATCTTCGATTGCAGTTCTGTTACTTGGGTATCCGCCGCTTGTGCGGATTCGGCAACCCCATCAATAGGCGTTTCATGGGACTGTACTCCGCTAAGATTTTTGAGCTTTTCCTCAAGCTCTGTGATAGTGGTTTTTAAGGATTCGGTTTCCGATTGCAGGCTGGAAATGGTGGATTCCAGTGCTTGGACCTTGTTATCCGTCTCGCTTACGCTCTTATTATTGCCTCCAAAGGTTTCTTTTAGGGTCTTGCCAAGCTCCTTAACCTCAGTAGACAGAGATTTGATGGCTGCCAGCAGTTCGGCACTACCCGCCTTAAATCCCTCCGGATTAACTTCAGTATCAACAATGATGGAGCCGTCGGCCTGATCCGCCATGTAACCACCTACCTTATACTATCCTAATAGCGCATTAAGCCGCTCCTTTGCCGCCTTTTCCTCAGCTGTCAGCTTCGGGGCTAGGACGCAGGCTTTTTTATTAGCGTTCCAAAATTCTCGCTCCCATTTTTCCAGATTCTTACCCTTTGCTTTTTTCATCCGCAGACTAATGATGTTTGAAAAAACACCTTCGGATATTTCCATGTAGTAGCCCATAAAGGTCCACCAATGGATATATTCAGCACTGCGAACCTCACACCCTGCAACTTTATTGATCGCCGGAAACAGTAAATTTTCATCCTGTTCCCAGTCCATCACTCTGGGAGATTTTCTATCTTCTTCCTCTGCGCCGTTGTCGATGAAATTTATCGCTGCTTTGAATGCTACTTCGTAATCATCCTCCGGGATGCTCTCAAAATCCTCATAGAGAATAAACAGGCAGATATAAACCTTTTCACTGTTTTCTAATTCAGGATCTGAGAATGCACAAAGGATTTTGAGTACGTCCCGGAAATCAGAACGTATGGAGCGTATGTGTCCGTTGACTTCCAGACCGCGTGGGAGCTGCCCGATCATTTTTTGCCGCCTTTGTGTTTGCCGGACTTATGGCTGTGTGGCTGATAGCCCTGCGTGTACTTTTTTACCCGGCTATTGACCTTCGCCGTCTCGCGTTCAAACTGACGGCTGATAAACTTGCCGACAGCTTCCAGGGCGTTTTCACAGTAAAAACGGCCATTTACGGGAGAAAACGGATGCACCTTACCAAAGAACGCTTCAGACATATTGCCACCGAACAGATAATCGCAGGCCTCATACAGCCGCCGCTCTGCTTCGCGCATGGCCTCAAAACCGGATTCGTCATCCTTGTCCACGGTTCCATCACCCTTGATATTTACGTTTTCAAGGGGTTCGGTAATCTTATCGAACTCAGCAACAGCTTTGTTGTAGCGGTCAACCATACCAATGTCGGTAGGCTGGAAATAAAACACGCCGATCTCATCACCGTGTTTATTGCAGACAGGTACCTTGACGCTACCTTCGTCCACAACGATTTTCATAAAATTGTTCTCCGTCATAAACTAGCCTCCTTATAGTGTGAAATGAGGACAGCCCCATTGGACTGTCCTCAGACGATTATGATGTGTCTAAAATTCGGAAAAGAAATCACACGGTATCAGATTGTGAAGATCAATCAGAAAATACAGATACCGTGGCTTCTGTTTTACTGTTGTTGTTCTTCCTTACGCGGTAAATGTCCATTACGGATCGCAATTAGAGCCATGCAAAATGCACCGGCTATCATTGACAGGGGTACGATCCATAAAAGATGTAATGGGTCCATTTTGTTATTCGTTTACAGGGGTTTCAGTAAAGGTCTTGGTCTTGCTGTCCCAAGTACCGGCAACGCGATTACCGGCATTGTAGACAGTGAAGGGGATCTGAACACCGGAGGTGTCGCCGCCGATGGAATTAGGCACGACATAAACATCCTCACGGTATGCCCATACCTGCGTGCCCTTTTCGTCTACCAGCACATCAACTTTGGTAGTCACGCAGGCATCGCCGGTCAGACGCTCATTGGCAATCTTTGCCAGCTGAGCGTACAGAGGATCGTCGCTGTATGCGTAGAAAGGATCGACCTCAGACTGAACCTCATAGCCGTTGTGCTTGACATTCTGCTCGCCCAAGATGTTGGGCTGCAGCTCAATGTCAGGATTAAGCTCTTCGTTGTATTCCTCCAGGTCTTTTCCCAGGCGGACATAGTTGGTTGCTTCACTGCCAAAGCCAGCATCAATGTAATGTGCCAAATACTTGCGCTCAAATTTTGCCATTGGAAATCAACTCCTTACTATTTGTCAAATTCGTTTTCATAATGAAGAGTGAGAGAAATAAGCCAATCCTCAATACCGTCCTGATAAGCGGCATAAAGGTGGCCGGGATTTGTACGGTTAATTGTTTTGATTTCCCGATTTCCGGAGGAAAGAGCGGGATACTCTATCAATCGGTATTCCGTGTCATTTATGACGATAGGCTGCTGCTCAAGCCATCTTCCAAGGCCATCCAGCAGCTCCTTGATCTTCAGCCTTTGGGTTTCAGACTTAGGGGCAGCTCTATAAATCACATTGAACGGATAAGCGCACACCTGTTTGACGTGGCCTATAATATCTTCTGTGTTTGACATGAGGGCGGCCCCGGACGTGGGGAAGAATCCGATTCCGGAAGTTTCAGACAAGGTGGAAAATAGAATTTTCTTCTCACCTAATCCGGGAAACTGATTCAGCAGAGCTAACATAACTCTGCTGACTGCTTCCGTTCCGTCGATATCGATTGCAGTTTTTTGTGGTGTCATGGTTATTTACCTCCAATCCGTTCTCTTACGCCGTTAATCCAGTAATCGCCATACTTAGCTTTTTGAGCATCAAACCAATGATCTGTTGCTTCCGGATTTGAGTAGGTAAGGGGTCTGTCAGTTACAACTTTTGTAACGCCCTTACGCGCCCAGGGACTTCCGGTATCGGGGTCAACCATAACCAGACCTTCATGCTGAAAACGAGCATAAGGGCCGGGGAATACCACTTGCCGTCCACCGTATTTGACATGAGAACGCTGTTGCAATCCTCCTGTCAAAATTGGCATGACAGCTCTACAATCCTCCAGGACACGATCACCGAGCCACTGCTGCGCTTCGATGTGTCGCTGCTCATAGGGCTTGAGGTCTATTTCAACACGAAAACTGCCACTTACATATGAGATGTAAGGAAAGTGGAATGTGTCTGACACATTACCTGCCTCCGATCTCAAAATGAGGAAGCAGACCAAAGAACACCGCAGAGGTAACCATGTAAACACCGTCGTATGCGTCATTCATGGCATGATAAAGGCCGGAATCATACCCTTCATCAGAGATGGGGGTAAGATCCGGCCATTCACCGTCATAGATAAAATCGCATTCAGGCTTGAAGGTAATTCGTTCCGCAGGATTTTTGCATTTTGCGTATTCTTTCGGCCCGGTGTAGCTTTTCGCTCCTGCTGTCGTGGTGATTTGCTTGTCACCAGAGCAATGAACGATCACATCCACAGTATCAGCGTTGTTTTTTCCCGTCGTAGTGGAGCCGCTGGATTTGGTTTCTGTCAAATCAGCGCCCTTAATGACAGACGGATACCAAGCAGCGCTATCTTCATGGAAGTTAAATACCGTGATTGTATTCTGGTACACGCTTCACACCTCCCGCATACAAGAGATTAACACCGTTAGCATCCGGGATGTTCGCCAGATACTTTGCAGCGATACCGTTAATCAGAGCGACTTGCGCGAGGTCACTCGCAGCAGCGGTTGCGTAGACCGTATTGGCGGCATTTGTGGAATAGGAAATAGATTCTCGCCCAGAAGAAATGGACGCTACAGTGCCACGGTAGCTCCCGTCAGCGGCTTTCTGGGCAGATGCAGCGGCACGCTGTACATCGATATAAAAGAGAGCTTCAGCAATGGCACATACAGCCTTTTTCACTTTTGCAGCGTGTGCTTCAACAGTTGGAAATGCGAAAGTCAAGCGCCCAAAGGTTGGGCCGTCCAACTCGTCACTTGCACGGGCAAGCCACTTATCCGCGTTTTCCTCAGTCAGCACATCACCGAAAAAGGACTTCTGGTAAAAGTCTAAATCGGCGTATGCCATGGGCTGTCCTCCTTAGTCGGTAGTGTCTTCGGTCTTATCGTCTTCGATCTTGTCGCCTGCAGCCTTTTTGGTAGCCCGCTTAGCGGTCTTTTCTTCGACCTTCTCATAGCGTTCAGACTTCAGCATCAGGGCGATAGTGCCCTTGTCTTCAGTTCTGACGATATTGCCGGTTTTAACATTCTTGAATCTCATGTTACATATCCTCCTTTAGAGTTTTGGAAGGAAGAGCGCTTACGCGCTCTTCTCAACGGCCTTGAAAATCAGGTCAGGGGTGACGGCATCGGTGCCGTAATGGTAGAACATCTCCACGCCGTAAGCGTTGGACAGGGGGATCTTTTCAGCAACATACTGATCCGCCATGACGGGCTGAGCGACAGCACCACGAACCTGCAGCAGCAGATCGCAGCCTGCGGGCAGATGGATGTTGGATTCAGTCTCAACGCCGTGCCAGACGTAGAACTCTTCATCACCGGTATCCACGTTGGAACGGGTCTGCTTATCCAGGTTGTTGCGGACCTTGCCGTAATACTTGCTGGACAGGGACAGATGCATCAGAGCGCGGGGCACGCCGTCAACAAAATCATTCTGGGTGTTCTCACACTCCTGAATGACAGCTTCCAGAATGTCTTCGATAGCGGCAGCGGGATCAATCTCGACCTCGACAGCCACGGCGGCAGCTTCCTGGAAGAATGCAGTATCCAGCTCAGTAGCCATCTGCAGGACGTGGTTTGCGGCGCGACGATCCAGCAAGCCGTCTACGCCGTACAGCCGGGTATCCTTCTCTTCCAGTTCTTCAACGATTTCCTGGTCAGTGTCGATGATGACATTGACAGGCTTTGCCTTAACGGCGTTGCCCTTACCGGCAGTACGGGCAGTGCCGTAGGCCTGGGGCTTAGCGTTCACAAAACGCTTAGCTTCAACGGAGCCGGAAGTGGGATCACCGGACAGATCCATATTCTTCAGCTTCGCAGAAATCAGAGCTTTCTGGACGTTCTCAATGACACGGCCATACAGCTCAGACAGGTATTCCTTACCCTCTTCCTGAGTAAGGATATTCAGTGCAGTAATACGAGGCATTGTTCATACTTCCTTTCGGATAAAAATTTTTAAGGGTTAGAAGATCTTGGGGGGCGTAAATTTCTTGGGCGCGGGAGTAGGATTACTCACAGCCCCGGTAAAGGCGGGGGCCTTGCCCTGCAGGCCTGCAGCCTTCGCAGCCGCTGCCTTTTCCTCAGCGGTCATATACAGGCTGTTGTCCTTTGCCTTAGCGGCCTTCATGTAATCTTCAAAGCCGAAGTATGCGCCGTCCTTCCATGTGCAGCCGCTGCCCTCTGCCATGCACTCAGCCTCAAGCTGTTTGCGGGCGTAGGGAGAAGTGACGCCGTATTCATCAAACTTCTGCTTCAGCCAGTCCTTCTGATCGCGGGCGGTAATTTGGGCATTGAAATTCTTCTGTGCGTCCTCAGCCTGCTTCTTATAGGTCTGGATCTCCTGCTGAATCTGCTGAGGATCAATGCCCTCAAACTTCTTCAGAGTGGTTTCGGCGGTGTCGAGCTGTCCCCTCAGACCGTCCCGCTCAGTTTCCAGAGTAGTGATGGTCTTCTTATGCTTCTCAATGTCCTTACCGTGAATGGCAAGTACCTGAGTAGCCTGTTCCTCAGACAGGCCGATTGCGGTCAATTCTTCTGTTTTCATAGAGTTACCTCCAAATCCGATGATTAGGCTTTTTAGGACGTTGCCGTGTCCCATCGTCCCGGAATTATTAAGTCAACCGGGTTGACTAATGTTGTACCCCTTACCGGAGTCGAACCGGTGATACCTTGAGGGGCATAAAAAACAGGATCTTTATGAATTGCTCCACAAAGATCCTGTGATTTTATTGGGATAGGGCTTTTCGGGCCGCTGCAGTAGCCTTTGCTGCCTCAGAACGATTCCATTTTGCAACCGTGATGCGGTCAGATAACCGTTTAAGGCCGTTTTCCTCGCAGAAAGCATTGTAAAATGTGTTCTGCTTTCGGAGAAGTAATGCAGATTTACTGTACTCGTTCTCAAGTGTAGCTTTCAGCTCCTGATCCTCAGCAGCATCAATAGCCGCCCGGTAGCCCAGCAACTTTAGCTTGGTGCCACGAATACGGGCTTCGGCTCTACGTTGTTTTTGCGACAGGTCATAAACCCTTTTATTTTCTTCGCTGTCAAATTCCTTAAATGGATTATGGTCTGGATCTCCTGGGCCGAATGAGTGGCGGCAATTCCAGCCGCTCAAGCCCTCGCCTGTGCCGTAGCCTGTGGTTTCAGCAAATAGGGGATATCCAGGAGTTTTACCAGTCCGGCTATATAACTTACCCTGCCACCAAAAGTGATTTCCGGGATTTTCACCGCCGTCACCGTAACGAGCGCCAATGTGAGCGGATACCCGGATAAGATCCCATTCCCTTTCAATCATACTCTGGATTGCCATGTTTCCACTTGCCTGTGCTACGCCTGTACGGACGGCACGAAGTACAGCGGTTTCTATGGTATCCACATGACCTGTAGGATAGTAAACCTTTGTCTGGTGTACAGCAATATCGTTTACAGCCTCTTTTACAGCCTGTGTATAAGAGGTTGCACCGCTCATTACCTTAAAATGGGCGGTATCCAAAACGTTAACAAGCCGTTTCTGGCTTGCCTTTGCGGTGGTACGAGTAAAGTTGCGGATCTCAGCATTTGTCCGTTGATAGGAGTCGGTCAAAAGCTGAATCATTTCCTCAGATTGTGCAAGTGTTTGTGAGGGCAGTCCGTGGGCAACATAAAAATCGTTATCCCTTGCAAACGCCATCACTCCCGCGCCCTCAAAAATAGCCTGTACCTCTGCTGCAGAGCGTTTGGTGAATCGGGCAATCTCTCGCTGCATAGCGTCAAGGTGTCCACCGGCGGACTGATATACTTGAATCTGCCATTCATCTGTAGGGGAAAGCACAAAATCCTTACCCTTGCCTAAGCGTTCCATTATGCGCTTAATCAGATCCATAGTGATCCAGGTGTTCAGTTCGTCAAGCTGAGGGTGCATGGTATCTATGATCTCAAGTAACTCTTGAGGTGTCAGCATAAGCGAACACCTCCGTTACGGCTGAGAAAACAGCCCTGCAGCCTCCATATTTGCGGCCTCTGCTTCAGCAGTCATTGCTTTGGCTTCTTCTTTACTCATTTTTTCAAATTTAACAAAAAACAGCCATGCGGGAGCCTTGCCTGCCTGGACATAGCCCCACCATCTAGCCCGGTCTTCTTCGTAGTTATAGGTGATGTCACCGAAGCTATAATTAACCTCATATTCACCCAGCGGAGCCAAACCGTATAGCGTAGTGAGCGCATCAGCACCGTAGAAAGCCTGCGCCAATGCATCCTGCAGCGCGTCACGGTCAGTTTTAATGGTCTGGATCGTGTCACGGTCATCAGACTCAACCTGAGTGGCAGTGATTACGCCGGTCTGGCCGTCCATGACGAACACACCCTCAGAGAATCCACACTTAACACCGACAAGGGAAAGATTGAAATTGATATCTTTAATCCGCTGATCCGTCAGCAGCGTGGGAACGTGTTCATGGATGGCAGATACTTCACCGTCATTCAGACCCATGCCCAGGCCTTTAACAAAGCGGGGAAGCTCAATGCCCTTATTCTGTGCATTCTGAATGAGGGCCTGACCGACAAATGTAATGTGCTTACTGTCCTCAACCTCAGAATCCTTCCGGCTGATAGCGATATCCAGAGCTTTTAACTCATGCTGAGCATTGGCAAATACAGACAAGCCCAGCGGGGACGCGGGATCTATGGTATTTGCGCCGGGAATGCGAAAGTAAGCAAAGAGGGGTTTTTCCAGCTTGGAAATACTGGCCTCTTCGATCATGTCAGACCATGCGGCCACAGACTGCAGCGCGACGGGGCGGCCAAGATTATATTTACCTTCTCCTACGAACTGATTTTTGAATGCCTTATTGGTGATCCGGTAAACTCTGCCGTTTTCATCATTGCCCTCAAAACGGTGGTATTCCAGCCGGGTATAGTGATTGTCGCCCTCTGAAGTGTGAGATGCAAAAATAGCACCCTCAATTTCACCGTTATTGTTTTTCGCGGTAATGCCAAAGTTACCGGGGAGAACAAAATCCCAGGAATCGCCATTCCACTTAATAATGATGCCGCCCAGCCGGTCTGCTTCGGGTAACTTTTCGGGGAGGCGTTTCAGCAAATCGTCGGCTAATGTTTGCAGGAAATCCGCTCTTGCACTGCCAGAGATAGCAATGCCAATATCCAACATGGTCAGCTTTGCACGATAATCTGCGATAAGCTTTGCCATGTTAATGGTATCGATTTCATCCCCCTCATTTTTCCAAGGGGGCTTGCCAGTGGAAATCTCATCCCACCGTTTTAAGGCGTTGTTCATTTCATCGGATGTAATGAGTTCAACGCCAAACACCTTGCCTATGTCGGTGTTATTCACAAAAAGCATACTGTGAATCCTCCTTAACAGGCGTGTAAAAAAATTCATTCCATCACCGCCTTAAACTATCCATTTGAGTTCGCTGCGAAGGGCCGTTCTACAGAAATACCGTATTTGGTCCATGCTGTGATCGTTAGTTTTAATAACCTTATCCTCTTCGGATTCTTCATCCCAAGAATAGGTTTCAAATTCATCGAAGGTGTTTTTACAGCTCCTATGGAAGTACAGGCAGCCTGCATTAAGGAACTTTGTAACATCCTGGATGCCGTTCAAAACGTCATTATCGGCCTTTACGACTATATATTTACCGTATTTTTGAATTGTTTCGATCATAGACGCGGCTGAGGGGTCAATGATGATGTACTCAATCGGATAATCACCGATCAACTCACACAGCATTTTATAATAGGCTTCATTATCGACGCGGTTATTACTACCACCTTTGTAATAAAGCTCTCTGACCATGATGGCCTTTTGTGCGCCGGGATCGTAGTCATACAGTCCTGCTGCAAAGGGGTTAACCGTACCATAGTCTACCGATACATAATATCTGTGGCGGGGACTGCGCTTAGGCACGGTCTTAACTGCATGGGCAGCACGGTTAAACATGGGGTATACAAGACCCTCAGCCTTAACCCACAAACCCAGAATATACCGGCGATAGAACACGCCGGTATACATACCCTCGTATCGGGCCTTGATCTTTTCGGACAGGCTCAGATTATCATCCATGGTGAAATGCAGATACAGGATGTTTCGCTCTTTGGCTTTTTTAATCCATTCCACATAAAACCAGTGGCCGGGGTTTTCGGGGTTACAGTTAAACCAAAATTTAGACCCGTCCACAGAGCAACGGGCCATGGCCTGCTCTACAAAGGAGCGGGGCATAAGGGCAACTTCATCAAACAGCACACCTGCAAGCGTGATACCCTGCACAAGTGTGTAGCTCGATTCGTCTTTACCGCCGAACATATAGTATGTATTGGTGGTTTTGCCGTTAGTGATAATCAGCTTGTTTTCGCTGCGGCGCTCTGTGATTGATACAATACCCTCAAGCCACTGCGGCATGAGGGTAATAACGTTGCGGCGTAAACTTTCGATTGTTTTACCGCAAATAGCAAAGTTCTGACCGTTGAAGCAACTCATGCTCCACAGAATGAAGCCGTCAGACATAGAAACCGTCTTACCAGATCGAATGGAGCCGTCGCAGATGATGCCGTCATAATCCTTAAACTTCGGCCTGTTCCACCATGTCAACGTCAGCTTCTGCCTCTTGCTGAAGCTCTGGTAAGTCATCGGTGTCCATATCCTCCTTTGTCATATTCTGAAGGGCCTCAAGCAGATTATTTTCTTTCTGCGGAGGCTCAGGACGATCCTCGCCGGTAAGACGCAGATAAATTTCAATCATACGGGGATCGCCATTTCTTGCACCTCGCATAATAGCGTCTGTGATCTCAAGGGCTTTGGTGATTTCATCACTCTCAAACCCCATGCGCTCAAACTTCTTAACTGTGCGCTTATCCAGGATGGGAACGCCTGCATATTTGCCTAAAAGATACTGTTGCTCAAGTCTGCGCTTTCTCTTTTCCTGAGAGGCCTTGCCACCAGCGGAGCGGATAGCGTGAGCCTCTTCTTCACTGCGCTCAGTAAGAGGAATCAGGTGCTTGTCCTGTGGTCTGCTCACGTTTCACACCTCCTATTTCAGAATTGAGGCCTGATTCTTTTATGCGCGGATATAGCTGTACTTGTAGCCGTATTTCTTCTGATTGTTCCGAAGCCACTTATCAACAGCGTCGTTATAGTCCTTACCGGACAGCTTCGCCCTGTTGACGCCTTTGATAAAGCCGGATGCGTCGAAACGATTACCCTTTACGAAAGAGTAAGTACCGGCATATTTAGCGGTTTCTGCACTGCGCCCCTGCTTGGAGCTGACAGCAACAATGCCCCGACGTGACCCCATAGCGGTATTGATAACGTCCTCTTTAGAGAACGTGGGCCAGCCGTCTTTAGGGTGATTGTGAATAGCAATTTCAGACCGGCTACCGGACAGACCGGAGATAGATCCAGCATTGCCGTGGCGGTATTTAGTCGCAAAGCCCTGAGAATCAACGACAATACCGTGTTCGATATCGTCGCTTGCGTGGGCTGCAGCAAAAGCCCGTACCATATCCTCGTAGGTACGGTTAACACTCAGCCGGGTATTCATGCGGGCGGGAAAGTCAGATGTGGTTTCATCCTTGCTATTGCCTCCGCCTGCGGAGGGCCAACCACCATCAAAGCCCATACCAGATCCGCCGCCTCTGCCGCCATGCTCAACCGGGAAAACGATCTCAGACCATGCACTAATCCGCTGCAGCAGAGTCTTACCGTCGATCTCAAAGGCCAAAGCTTCATCCAGATTTCGGAATGTTGCGATTGTCTGTCCTGTGGTCAGGCTGTACAACTCAAGGGGTTTGCGGAACAGCACGACTTCATCAGTCGCATATACACCGTTGAGCCTCTTAAATTCGCTTCTGAATTGGTCTAACTGCATTTGTTCCACCTCAGTTCATTTGATTTTTGATATGAAAAAACCGCCAACGGGAAATCCGCTGACGGTTGAATATTTGCAATGAAAAAGGGGCACATTTCTGCACCCCATAGCAAGCGCCCGGATTTCAACCGGGGCAACGGCTAACACCGTGTACTCACCCTATACGACTACTTGCTGTGCTTATTGTACCACGTTCTCCTGACAAAATCAATAAGCGCGACCTCTTTAGGCGATAAGCCAGTAGTACCACCCTCTGCGTGGTTATACCCATGATGCGTGTGTGGCTGTTTCCCGTCATGCTTGTGATTGAGGTCAACGGTTTTATTTCGTTTGCCCTCCCGATCATAGTATGTGATTGCGGTAAGCTCGTTTCGGGCATTAACTGTCACATACACGCGGCCTTTTGTCATTGTTTCCTGCGGTGTTTTTGCTGCAGAGCTATCATTATACCGCACAAACTTGATATTACCTGTTTTTAACAGCGTGCTAAATTCGGAGCCGTAGGGCTTGCCTTTTGCGGATAGTCCGCTAGATGCGCCTCTGCCGCCCATGTGAACACCTCCGAAGAAAAGAGTAAAAAGAGTGCTGCAGCGGCGGGGGCCACTGCAGCAGATGTGCGTCTGCACACACAAAAGAAAGGAATGAAGATGAAAGTGGGTAAATGAGAAAACCCCACTGGCGGCACCTGCAGGATTCGAACCTGCGCCCCCGTTTCCGGGGCTATCTGTTTAGCAAACAGACCTCTTAAACCTCTTGAGTAAGATGCCATGTTGGTAGCGGGTACAGGCCTCGAACCTGTGATCTTCGGATTATAGATCCGCTGCTCTACCATCTGAGCTAACCCGCCGTGTAACCCCTCTGCGTTGCAAGCCGCCCACGCCGCCTTTGCGGATCGTAGCACTCAGACCATTGTGATAGGGGGCCGTGTTTATTAGTTGTTTCGTTTGCACCGCTCTTTGATACTGTCCTGAAAAGCGGCAAGCTGGACGATATTACCAGCACATTCATCCGGAACAAGGCCATAAAAGAAGATCCGCCGGGGCTGAAGCCGTGCCAGCATTTCGTTGTAGCCTGCTAGGAACAGAGCACGGGATTGTGCATTCATCTGAGTTCCCACAGAGGATACTGCAACGCAAGCCCCTACAGGCTCGCCATCGAAGCACCATGCAAAACTTTCTTTGTCGCTCCAACTGATTGTAGGAATGACATTGATCCCGTTCTGCTGCCAGTAAGCACCCAGCCAGTGCTTCCGGTAGTGGTTATAGATTTGCACCGCCCTGGGAAAATCGGTGTATGTGGAAAAGTCAGGAGCGCATACTGCCTTAAAGCCGGACAGCAGCTCAATGTATGCGTCTGGATTACTCCAACACCGGGTAAACTGGTAATCATCGATGAAGAAATGAACACCTTTATTGTGCGGCGCCTTGCAGCTTTTGGCATAGTTAAAACCGATAAAGCTATCAGGGTTGCACTTATCAAGCGTTATAGGGTCTAGGAGAGGAATGCCGTATGTACCCGTACCGTCAAATATGCACCTGTTCAGATTCTCATAGTTGCGTCCCTGCCGGTACACGGGCACTCCGCCTCCTTCACTTTTTATTTAATACCCCCGACGAAGGGAGAGCGCCGGGGGCGTGGATCGTCACGAAGTCAGCTAAGGCGGAGGCAAACCGAAGCCGCCTCCGTGTGTCCAAAAATCCACTCTAGCATTGTAACACGTCCTTAGAGAAAAGAACGAACAGAACGAACAGGATTATTGGTCAGCTGTATTTTCGTTTTCCAGATACCGTTTTACATTCATACGAACGCTATCCCCAGTATTATTACCACCGATGGAATATGCCACCTGCCACCAGCCCAAGCCGTTAATGAAGCGCAGAGTCATAATCTGCCGGGTCAAGCTGTCCGGCACATTGGCTATGTATCTTTCAAGGCGATTGCGCTCAGTTAAACAGAGAATCTGCTTTGCATGAATCGTCATAGCACATTCAGAACGCAGCGCTTTTTTACGGGCAATCAGATCCCGAAGATCTACCAGCTCTGCAACGCTGCATTCTATCTGATTTCCACCAGAGGGGCTTTTGGGCATACCATCGTAGGCGGGAGAGGATACGGATGTGGATTTTGCTTCCAGGACGGCAAGCCGTGATTCGTCCCGTTGAATTTCAGAATCCAAATCTGCAAGCCTCTTTTGATCCATCTCCACCTCTCTGTTGAGGTGGTACAGTTGAGATAATTCTTTTACAGTCATGCGGCCTCCTTTGCCTGTCTGATCCGTACCTTCAGAGCTTCAAGCAAGCAGTCCTGCGCGTCAGCCTTACCGCCCAAAGCCTTAATAACGTCTTCATCAGTGCCGCCCTGCACCACAAGATGATGCACGATAACGGGGTACGGCTGCCCCTGCCGGTGGAGACGTTTATTGGTCTGTTGGTAAAGCTCCAAACTGTCATTGAGGCCAAACCAGATGATATGATGCCCGCCCTCCTGCAGATTGAGGCCGTAGCCACAGCTCGCGGGCTGAACAAGCAGCAAATCAATATTTCCGGCGTTCCAATCTTCCTCCTGCTGTTTGCCCTGGTACACTTCCACGCGCAGATGTGTAGCTTTTAAGGCAGATAGCAGGCGTTCCCGGTCATGCTTGAAATTATAGCAGATAATGGCGTGTTGCCCGTTAAGCTGTTCCACAACCTCCAACAGGGCCTCCATTTTGCAGGAATGCAATTCCACTACATTGCCCTCTTCATCATAGACAGCACCATTGCAGAGCTGCAACAGCTTTTGACGAAGCACGGCGGCAGTACCGGCGGTGATAATGCTTTCATCGTCCACCTGTAGCAGCGTATCACGCTCAAGACGGGTATACGCTCTTTGGGCGGCGGAGTCCAGCATTACGGGAATATCTTCATAGACAAGCTCAGGCAACTCCAAATAATCCTCAGCTTTCATGCTGATACAAATATCGCTGATTCGGCTGTAGATCTCTTCAGCGGCTCCCGGCTTTGGGGCATAGCTGAATATTGTAGTCCGGCTGCGCTTGTCTGGGGTAAAGTATGCGTCACGGTATGCGGTGATGGTGCGCCCTAAGCGTTTGCCGCTGTCCAGCAAGAAAACCTGTGCCCACAGATCCAAAAGGCTACGGGGGTTAGGCGTACCGGTTAATTCAACAATGCGGGAGATTTTGGAGCGTACCAGCTTCAGCGCCTTAAACCGCTTGGCCTGGTGATTTTTGAAACTGCTGCTTTCATCGATCACCACCATATCAAAGGGCCAGTCATGCCGGTAGTAATCCACAAGCCATTGCACGTTTTCACGGTTAATCATGTAAATATCTGCGGTAGTCTGCAGGGCTTTAATACGCTGAGCGGCAGAACCGAGGACAAAAGAGAACCGAAGGGCGTTGAGCTGTTTCCACTTTGCCGCTTCTCTGTTCCATGTGGACTCCGCTACTTTCTTAGGCGCGATAATCAACACCTTATGCACGCAGAAATATTCATACTTCAACCGCTTAATAGCCATCAGGGTGATAGAGGTTTTGCCAAGTCCCATATCCAAAAACAGGCCTATCGCCTTATCCGCAATAATCCTGTTAATGCAATACTCCTGATAGTTATGGGGCTTGTAATCCTTCATCCCTCAAAACCTCCTTGCACCTGTTAATAACCTCTGAGATACGATCCATCGTATTGACACTGGAATACACATCAAAGCCCAGGTCACGCAACAGCTTCTGCACGTATTCCTGTCGCTTCCGTTCCTTCTCCTTCGGCTTCTTCATTTCTACAAAAATCAAATGACCACCGGGAAGCAGGATCATTCTATCAGGAACGCCCGAAAAGCCAGGACTTACAAATTTAAGGCATCGTGCGCCGTGGCCCAACGCCTTAACCCGTTTTCTCAACCAGCTTTCTAATGAGCTTTCAAGCAATAAAATTCCTCCTTTGTAACACTTTTTGAAAATTCTTATATAATATACGCATATATGCGTGTTATGCGGGTTATGACGTACATATACGCCATAACACCTATATTTTTATATGTTTATTAGAAAATAATGTTACATTGTTACATTTACAAAAAACCGTTGATACTCTAGGTTTTTTTAGCGTAACAGTGTATGTTACACCGCTGTTACACTGTTACGCCTGATTGTAACATTCCAGATGTTGTAACATTTGACTGTTACGGCAACTGTTACGCCTTTTTGCCACTTCGGATGAAGCCCCGCTGTACATTATACGGGCCAAATCGCTTAGTTGTATCGCACCGCTTCCACTCCTTAGCACTGGCGATAATTGCATTGATTTCTCGTGTATCCATGACCTTGATATCCTTAATACTGCCATTGAAAAGTTCACACCATACCTCAGCGGCACAGATACGATCCCGCTCAACGAGTTCAATCTTACTGTCTTCTTGCGTGTGCATTTGTCCGGCCCAGAAGTCCCGCCGCCGGTCAATGCTCCACTTGTGCCAATCTACGGGAATCTTCCTGTCAATAAATTCAAGGATCAAACCCTCACGCACGGATACTTCTCTATGCTCTTCCTGCTTAGCCTTGGCCTGTTCCTCAACCTCACCGCTGAGATATAGAGATTCACCAGTCTGCCAGCGTGCCTTAGCTTCGGCCCACACCTGACTGACATATTCATCGGTGAGATCCTTCCACACGGTTTTATCGTGGGGAGTTTCGCCAACGTCCACGGGCCAGAATCGGCGATTGCCAGTGGTGTCAGAGAGAAATTCATCTGTGTTGGTTGTGCCGAAAAACACACAGCACCGGGGGAGTTCTTTGACATGACGGCCATAGGCAGCACGGTAGCGGTCAGCCCGAAGGGACAGAAACTGCTTGATACGGGAAACATCGGATTTTCTAAAGGCATCCAGTTCTGAGACTTCTACGAGCCAAACACCCTGCAGCAGTTCGGATGCGTCTTTTCCTTCAAATGTGCGGATACTGTCATTGAACCATCCGAGGCTCATTTTATCCAGCAGTGTACTTTTGCCCAGGCCCTGCGGGCCTGCTAGGATCAGCATATTGTCATACTTGCAGCCGGGGACCATAGCGCGGGCGATTGCTGCGGTAAAGGCTTTACGGCATACAGCCCGATTGTATTCGGTGTCAGCCGCCCCCAGGAAATCAATGAATAGGGAGTCAAGCCGGGGTACTCCATCCCATTGCAGGCCCTTGATGTAGTCCTGCACTTCATTAAAAGCATGGGTGGATGCGTGAATATCCAAAGCGCTGTCGATATTGCCGCGACTGGTAATACCCCAAGTCTTTTCCAGATACCAGTATAGGCCATTGCTATCAGTGTCAGACCAGAGACGGCGTTTTTCACTTTGGCTCCAGGGCAGAGCGCCCAGCACTTCACCACGTCCAGCAAACTGATTAAGGGCGAATTTTCCCTTCAGTTTCGGATCACCGTCAAGGATAATCAGGATGTTATCGATTGTGCCTTTGACAGCACCATTTTGATTACGCTGCAGACGCTCAGCCCATTCGGTATCATCATCTTCTGGGTGCCCGCCCGCAACGCCCTCAAAATCACGCATTGCCTGCTCATGCTGTTCCCTGTTCAGTGTAGCTATCGTGCCCT